TCATATACACAGTATCTTTGATGGTCAGATGAAAGGGGTGCCTTTAGTATCTATTGTAGCCAACCTAAATGAGGACTATGAGGGCTCTGAATTCTATTGCAGAGGAGAGAAAATTGAGCTAAAAACGGGTGATATACTATTGTTTCCATCTAATTTTATGTATCCGCATGAAGTTAGAGAGACAACAAAAGGCACACGATACTCTTTTGTAAGCTGGGCCTTTTAATATATAATGAGGTTATATGTTACAAAAGATAGGATTTGCACCCGGAATCAACAAACAAATTACAGCTACTGGAGCAGAACAACAGTGGATAGATTGTGATAATGTTCGTTTTAGATATGGCACACCTGAAAAAATAGGTGGTTGGAAACAATTAGGCGACGATGCACTTACAGGGGCAGGCAGAGGACTTCATCATTTCGTAAATAGTTTATCTAGAAAATATGCGATTATTGGTACAAACAGAATTTTATACGCATTTTCAGGTGGTGTATATTATGACATACATCCTATCAAATCTACAACAACGCTTACAAGTGCATTCACCACGACCAACGGATCAGCTGAAGTTACAATAACTTTTAGTGGTGATCACGGTATATCTGCACAAGATATAATATTACTGGATAGTTTTTCATCTATTACTAATTCTAATTTTGCAGCTGCAGATTTTAACGATAAAAAATTCATGGTAACAACTGTGCCTACAAGTTCAACAATTACAATTACAATGCCATCAAATGAGTCAGGATCTGGTGCAACAACATCAGGCGGTATTAGAGTACAACATTATTATCCTGTAGGACCAGCGGTGCAAGCCAAAGGTTTTGGTTGGTCACTTGGATCTTGGGGTGGTGAAGTAGCAGGAGAACCTACAACTACTTTACAGAATGGTATTAATAGTTCTGTAACCACAGGTATTATATTAGTTGACTCATCACAGTTTCCAACAGCAGGTACAAACTTTATAATTATAGGTAGTGAAGAAATATCTTATACAGGTATTGCAGCTACAGGAGAACTTACAGGTGTAACAAGAGGTGTAGCAGGGACAACAGCAGCGGCTCATAGTGGTGGTGCAACTATTACAAGTTCTACAAACTTTGTAGCATGGGGTGAAGCAGCATCAGGTGACTTAGTACTAGAACCTGGTATGTGGTCACTAGATAACTTTGGTGACAAAGCAATTTGTTTAATACACGACAGTGCTGTATTTGAATGGAACTCTGCAGCAACTGATGCAACATCAAACAGAGCAACTATTATATCTGGTGCACCCACTGCATCAAGACACATGTTAGTATCTACACCGGATAGACACTTAGTATTTTTTGGAACAGAGACAACTATTGGAGATACATCTACACAAGATGATATGTTTATTAGATTCTCAGACCAAGAAGATATTAATACATACACACCTACAGCAACCAATACAGCCGGTACACAAAGACTGGCCGACGGATCACAGATTAGAGGCGCTATCAGAGGTAGAGATGCAATTCTTGTTTGGACCGACACAGCATTATTTACACAACGTTTTGTTGGACAACCATTTACATTTGCATTTGCACAAGTTGGAACGCACTGTGGACTTGTTGGACAGAACGCTTGTGTTGAAGTTGATGGTGCTGCGTACTGGATGTCAGAAAACGGTTTTTTTAGATACGCTGGTAAACTAGAATCACTACCATGTCTTGTAGAAGATTTTGTTTACAATGATATAAATTTAGAATCTGGTAATCAAATGGTGTCAGCTGGATTAAATAATCTTTTTGGTGAAGTCATGTGGTTTTATCCAACTTCCTCATCTTCTGTTGTGAACAGAATGGTTGCATATAACTATTTTGACTCTTCACCACAAAGGCCAGTTTGGACAAATGGGACTTTAGCCAGAACAATGTGGGAGGATTCTGCAGTGTTTGGTAATCCACACGCATTAGAATATACAGCAAGTAATGATTCTTCTTTTGATGTTGTGGGTAATACAGAAGGTAGAACAATATATTATCAACATGAAACAGGAACAGATCAAGTGCAGGGTGGAACAACGACTGCTATCACAGCAAACATATCTTCTGGAGATTATGACATAAGTCAAAGAACAACTGCTTTGGGTCAAACTACTGGAGTTGCAGATCTTAGAGGAGATGGAGAGTTTATTATGAAAATAAGAAGATTTGTTCCTGACTTTATATCTCAAACAGGAACGACTAGAGTTACAATGCAACTTAAAAATTATCCTAATAGCACACAATCTGGTTCACCTCTTGGACCATTTGATATTACTTCTTCAACAACTAAAGTAGATACACGTGCAAGAGCAAGAGCCATTGCACTAAAAGTAGAAAATACATCAACTAATCAAAGTTGGAAGTTAGGAACTTTTAGACTAGATATACAACCAGATGGACGTAGATAATGGCTAAGATAGTGCAAGTATTAACAAGACCAAGTAAAGAATATGATTTACCTACAGCAGAGGCACAGGTTAGAGATCTTGATGCGATTGTAGAAAAATTAAACACTACGTTTCAACAAGAATTAAAAGATGAGGTAGAAGCAGAAAACTTCTTTTTAAATTAATGGCAAATAGTTTTATAAATAAAAAAGCAGATTTAACTACAACAGATTTAACCACACTATATACAGTGCCTAGTTTTAAAACCGCTGTTGTTAAATCACTATTAGTATCAGAGGATGCTGGATCAGGGAGCACAATAACCATAACATTAGTAAATGCTAGCGGTGCTATATTTAATTTATACAAAGATAAATCAATAGGATCTAAAGCAACAACAGAACTTTTAACTAACCCTCTTGTAATGGAGGAGAGTGAAATACTAAAAGTACAAGCTGCTGACGCGAACGAGCTGCACGTCGTAGCCTCTATATTAGAAATACAGCCAAGAGAGGTAACAACATAATGCAAGTATTAGAACCAAAAGAAATAATAGAAGAAATTTCTAACCTTAAAACAGGTGAAAAATATAAAAACGATGAAGAATGGAAAGCAAAAGGCATACCTGAATCAGAGATCAGAAAAGATATTAGGGTGATAATGCCAAGTCTTGATATTTTTCCTAAAACAAAATAGAATAGAACGATGGCCATAACTAGAGCACAACAAGCAAAACAGATGTTACAAAATGGAGGACGTATAGGACTTCAAGGTGGTGGTGCTGATATGGGTGGAGTTGCTGATTCTAAAGGTAATGTAGGAGCATCTTTTGGAGGAGGAAGTGAAGGTCAATTTAGTCCTCCAGATGACAGAGGCAAACCAGAACAAAATTTAAATCAAAAAGCGCAAGTAAGAGCGGCTCAAGTTAGGGCGATAGAAAATTTTATTGATAGACCAACATTTGGTTTTACTGATGCAGCAAAATTTAACTTAACACCTTTACCAATAAGAGTTTTATCAGGTATATTTTCTGGAGGCACCGGAAAAGTAAAACCACCTTTATTTCAAGGCGGTGGCGGTGATAGTCAAGCAATGGCTACTATACCCATGTGGATGCAACTAGGTTTTAATAGTGAGGCAGAATATTTAGCATCATTAGAACAAGATGAGGATAAAGACAAAGAACCAGAAGAAGATGAGGGTTTAAGATTAGCATTCAGAGCCGATGGTGGACCAATAGGTGGTGAGTACGATTTTGAATCTGCAAGACAGATGTATGGTCTAGGTAAACTTGTTAAGAAAGTTACAAAAACAGTTAAGAAGATTGCAAAGTCACCGATCGGTAAAGCTGCATTATTATATGCAGGTGCAGGCGGTCTTGGTAATTTAGCTGCAGGGAAAGGTTTTGGTAGTTTTTTTAGTGGGTTTACAAGTCCAAGCACATTTTTAGGAAGAGTTCCAGGGATATTTACAAAATCTGGTTTACAAAATATCGGAGCAAGAATAGGTTTTGGTGGTTTTGAAAATATTGGTGGTGAAAGAGTTTTTCAAAAAAATATATTAGGTAAAGCTTTAACAAGTCCTACAGGAATTGTTGCTGCAACATCGCTAGCAGCAGGATTACTAACAGCAGAGGAAGAACAACAAGCACAAGAATTAGCTGCTAGTAGCACAGATTTTGATTTAGAGAGAGCTAGAAACTCTATTCTAGCAGCTAGAAGAGAACAATATATGATGGACGAAAGAGCAAGAGGTTTTAAAGCTGACGGTGGTAGAATAGAATATCAAGAGGGATCAAAAGAACCAGTAGCTAAAAAAACAATGCCACTATTAGACATGGGTGGTAAAGAAATGGATCTTAGAGAAGAGGGTGGATTTGTACCAATAGGTAGAATGGAAAAAGCAGACGATGTGCCTGCAAGATTATCAAAGAATGAGTTTGTATTTACGGCTGATGCTGTTAGAAATGCAGGTGATGGAGATGTGGACAAAGGCGCAGAAGTCATGTATAACATGATGAAAAACCTCGAAGCCGGGGGTGAAGTATCAGAAGAATCGCAAGGCTTAGAAGGCGCACGTAAAATGTTTCAAACATCACAAAGACTAGAGGAAGTATTATAATGGCTGTTCAACAAGTACAAAATATACCACCAGATTTTATTAAAGATTTAGGAGTAGATCTAGCAAAACAGATT